AAGGGCCAAGAGGTTCGATTCCGTGCTCTTGGCCGTTGGTTCCGCGGCCACATCAGCGAGACCTATGGCAATTCAGTTTCCGTGATGTTCAATCGCGGCGCACAACAACGAAACATCCGTGTCTACGACCTTCGCAACATTCAGCCATGTCCACCAAACAAGAAGAACCCATCGACGTTTCAAGAGCCGCCATCGTTCGACTTTTGAAATACGGCCTTAAGTACCACGATGAGGCCGTCGAACGAAGCTACGCGCAAGTGTGGTGGGAGGGCTACATCAGGGCCTGCGAGCAGATCCTCGAGATGGAGCGCGAGTAATGAGCTGGATGGTCCCTGGCCGTCTACCGCAAGAAGGCCCTGAACCGATCCTTGGCCCAGGCATCAGCCACCCCAAACCCAAGGAGGCGACTCGAATGATTGTCCTTGAGGTCAAGCGCCCTGGCTACAGGGCAATGCGGGTGACCAAGCCAGCGCCAACCCTGGCCAAAGCAATCCTCTATTGCCAGAACATCTGGCCCGATTCCACCGTTACCCCACTGCAATGAACCTGCTGGACAACTGCCTGACCGTGCAGAACGCCCTCGGCGAGTACGGCATTGATGACAGGCGCCGCATGAAGGAGGTGATCCGCGAGATCGCCAACACCATCCGCACCTGGGCGCCAGATCCTGGCCAGGCCCGCATGATTCACCTGGCCATCAACGATGTGGCCGACCGCCTGATGTACGAAATCCAGGCAAAAGCGGATGGATAAAGACACCGCACTCACCCTGGCCACCTGCCTGTTCTGTGCAGTGGCAATCGGCATCCTTTACATCGGCACCATCCACCCATGAAGGCTCTGATTGACACGGAGTTCTACCTGTTCACCGCAGCCTCTGCCTGCCAGTACGAGGTCGAGTGGGAGCCGGACGTCTGGACCTACTTCTGCCGGCACGACGATGCCAAGGAAGTCTTCCAAGAAACGCTTGGCCAATTCCGCGAGGCTCTGCCTGACCATGACTTGGTGCTGGTGTTCGGCAGCTCCACCTCGTTTCGCTACGGGGTTTGGCCCCAGTACAAGGGCAACCGCAAGAAGTACCGCAGGCCTGCGGGCTACCGACAGCTAATCGAGTGGGTCCACAACGCTGGCCCCGCCCGTGGCTGGAAGGCGGTCGAGCTGCCCGACATCGAAGGAGACGACGTGCTCGGCGTGCTCTACGAGGAGGGCGACGTGATTGTCTCTGTTGACAAGGACATGCTCACCCTGCCTGGCCTGCACTTGCGCGATGGCGAGGTGGTTGAAATCAGTCGCCTTGAAGCAGATCGCAACTTCTACCGCCAGGTGCTGACTGGCGATGCCAGTGATAACTATCCCGGCTGCCCAGGCGTTGGCCCTGTTGGTGCGGACAAGTTGCTTGCTGGTTGCTCAACAGAAGTGGAGATGTGGGATGAGGTGATCAAGGCCTACCTCAAGAAAGGCTTTGGAGAGGTCTATGCAAAGACTCAAGCCCGCTGTGCACGCATACTTCGGGCAGGTGAGTACGACTTGACGAGCGGCACTCCCCTGCTATGGAGTCCCCCGGTAGCCTGAGCTTGATCTGCACAGCTGCAGTGCTTCAACCGATTGTCACTGACCAACTGATCACCAAGCTGCGGGAGCTGTTTCCAGCAGCGGTCAATCGGTCCATGTCGCCACGAGACCTGGACATCTTGATTGGCCAGCAAGAGGTCATTGTCTATCTGGAGCAACTGCTTGAGGAGCAGAAGTCCGACCCGCTAATTCTGGAGGAGCTCTGATGTGCTTCGGTGGCGGCGGCGGTGGCGCCGTAATCACGATGCCGGACACCGGGGCCTACGACCGGATGGGCCAGGCACAGTTCGATGCCATGAAGGCATCGCAAGACGGAGCCATCCAGCTCAAGCAGCTGGAGCTGAGCAGGGCTTTGTCGGATCAGCAGCAGGTGCTTGGCAATTTGCGTGACTTCAAAGCTCAGCAAGCCAACGACACCAACGCAAATGCTGCACGCATGGCTGCCCTGATGGGTGCGCCGCCGCCCGACAAGACGGCACAGGCACCCGTCCTTGGTTCTGATCGAGCCGAGATGACACGCCCTACTGGCAAGCGCGGCTTACGGATTGACCGGGCTGTGGCTTCCAGCCAAGGCACCGGCACGGGCCTCAACATCACCACAGGAGTTTGACCATGTGCTTCGGATCTGCACCTCAGGCCCCAGAGATTGTCTACAAGGGCCCCAGCCAGGCGGACATTGACCGCAACAACGCAGCGCTGGAGCAGTACCGCCAGCAGTCGATGACGCAGCAGCAGCAGTTTGCCTCTGCACTGCAAAAGCAAATCGACGACGCCAACGCCACAGCTGCACAGCGCAAGGCAGAGCTTGAAGCAGAGATGGCATCAGCCACTGCATCCGCCGCGGCCCAGCAGCAGGCCGCTTACGCAACCGCTACCACCCAGACCGAGCCCGTTGCGGCACTAACCACCGTTACGCCCAAGAAGAAGGACAAGGCCAAGGGCACGCTGAAGATTGCTCCTGGTGCCACGGCCATGAGCGAGGGCTCTGGCATCAACATTGGAGTCTGAGCCATGTGTGTAGGGGGGAACAACCGGCACCACGAAGAGGAAGCCAGGCGGCGGCAATGGGCTGCTGACCGTGCTGCAGAAGAACAGCGGCAGCGGGTTGCTGAACAAGAGCGGGCCATGCAAGCCGCGGTTGCCGCTCAGCAAGCAGAAATGGCAAGGCTTGAGCAACAACAGCAGGCGGCTCAAGCCAACCAGCGCACGCAAGTTGCTCAACTGCAAGCGCAGGAGCAACAGCAGCTGGCACAGATTCAGCAAATGAAAGATGCCACCAACACGGTGGGGACTTCGTTGCGGATCTTGGCGACCAGGCCGATCGACAGCGCACCGACTGCCTCGCAAAGCAAGGCTCCCAAAGCCAGCGGTGCACGCACCACCAGCGCAACATCGGGGCTGCGCATCGGTTCTTCCAGCGTCAACTCGGGCGTTGGCGTAAATCTTGGAGGCTGAGATGAGCTGCTCTAAGCGCTACCGGAACCTTGAGGGCGACCGGAACTACTACCTCGAGAGAGCACGATCAGCAGCACGGCTGACCCTGCCGTACCTGGTGCCGCTCAACGATGAGTACACACCCAACCAGACCGAGAGCTTCCCATTGCCCTGGAATGGCATCGGCGCTCGCGGCGTTCACAACATCACCAGCCGCCTAAGCCTGGCGTTGCTGCCCCCAACGGAAACGTTCTTCCGCTTCACGATCGATGAGATCGAGATGGCCAAGAACGAGCAGCAGTTGCAGGCCGCCGGGGCCAGTGCTGAACAGCTGGGCAAAACCAAGAGCGAGTTTGATCTGGCCCTGGCCCGGCTCGAGAGGGCAGTGCTGCGCAGCATCGAAGCCAGCAACGATCGCGTGGCAGTCCACGAGATGCTTCTCCATCTGGTTGTGGGCGGCAACGCGCTCATGTACCTCGGCGAGAAGGGGCTGCGCTGCTACCACCTCAACCGCTACGTGCTGCGTCGTGACCCCATGGGCAACCCCCTGGAGGCGATCGTCTGCGAGGAGCTCTCACAAGAGAACCTTCCCGAAAAGGTGAAGTTGCTGCTTGAGGAAGAGGACGGCCCGACCGCAGGGATCGAAGAAGAAGACGATCGGCCTGAGTACGAGCGCACCGTCAAGCTCTACACCCACGTCGAATGGGAGGGCGAGAAGGTCACGTGGTATCAGGAGGTCAAGGACAAAGAGATCCCTGGCACCAAGGGCACGGCCTCAATCAGCGAGTCGCCCTGGCTGGCCCTGCGCATGTACCGCATCGACGGCCATGACTACTCACCGGGCTATGTCGAGGCCGCTTGCATGGCGGACCTGCAGACCGCTGAAGCCCTGAGCCAGGCCATCGCCGAGGGCTCTCTGGTCAGCGCTCAGGTGAAGCACCTGGTCAAGCCCAGCGGAGTGGCCAACCCCAAGAAGCTGGCTGAGGCTGCCAATGGCGCGTTCCTTCCTGGCAACCCCGATGACGTCACCACCATCACGGTGGGCAAGGCACAGGATCTGAGCGTTGCGATGCAGGGCCTGGCCAGGATCGAGGCTCGCCTGGCGCAGGCTTTCATGCTGGCCGACATGCGAGACGCGGAACGCGTGACCGCCGAAGAGGTCCGTTTGCAGGCGTTGCAGACGGAACAGTCCCTCGGGAACATCTACGCCATCCTCACCACTGAGTTCCAGCAGCCCTACGTGGCACGGAAGCTGGCTCTGCTGGTGCGCAAAGGCCGGCTGCCGAAGCTGCCGAAAGAGCTGGTCAAGCCCGTCGTCAGCGTGGGCCTGGCTGCTGTGGGCCGGGGCAACGATCTGGAGAAGACCGCCAGGTTTATGCAGATCCTGCAGCAGTCGCTCGGCCCTGAAGGGATCGCCACCTACGTGATGCCATCCGAGCTGATCCGCCGGCTTGCTGCCTCAATGGGCATGGACATCATCGGCCTGGTCAAGACCGACGAGCAGTTGGCTGCTGAACAGCAGCAGCAACAGCAGATGGCCATGGTTCAGCAGGCCATGGCAAGCGGCATGGCTGATCCACAGAAGCTGGCCAATGCCGCTGCCACCACACAGGAGATGGCAGCCCCACCTCCTGAACAACCACCAACGGAACAACCCGTATGACCGCCACCCCCGAAACCCGCGAGGAGCTGCAGGCTCTGGTTGGCCCCGGCCAACAAGACGTCTTTGATCAGTTCCTCGAGGAGGTCCAGCAGCAGCAGGCAGCAATCGATGCTGCTGAACAGCAGGACACTGACGAGGCTGAGAAGCTGCTGGCCGGCAAGTTCAAGAGCACCGAAGACCTGGAGAAGGCCTACCTCGAAGCGCAGAAACTGATCAGCAGCCGCGGCCAACAGCAGCCCGAATCAGAGGCACCAGCCAAGCTGACCCGCGAGCAAGCCGCTGAGCATTACGGCGACTTCATCGCCACTGCGGCTGACGAGGAAGGCATCGACCTGGCGGCCTGGGATTCGGCAGTGCGCCAGGGCCAGGACACCAAGGAGTTGCGGGACAAGCTGGCAGCCAAGACCGGCATCCCTGTTCAGCTGATTGAGCAATACGAGCAGGCCTATCGGCCGCAGCAAGCAGCTGCTGCAGATGCCCCGGCCAATGGCCTGACTGACGCTGATGTGACTGAGCTCAAGGCCCTGGTGGGCGGCGAGCAGGAGTTTGAGCGGCTCAGCCAATGGGCCGTGGCGAACATGGGCGCTGACGAGCTGGCCGACTACAACGCTGCCGTGGACAGCGGCAACAAAGCTGCTGTGCGCCTGGCGTTGCGAGCCATGCAGTCCCGTGCTGCTGGCGGCAAAGAGCAGGGCGAGCCTGAGCTGATTGGCGGTGGCAAGCCCACCATGGCTGAGGTGTTTGAAACCCAGCAGCAGGCAATCGAAGCCATGCGTAAGACCAACAGCAAGGGCCAGCGTCTTTACAACGTGGATGCCAAATACAAGGCTTGGTACGAGAAGACTCTTGCGCGTTCGACTTTTGCGTAACAATGGGCGCATGAGTTGATCTGCACTGGTGGAACAGATCGGGCCTCCTGCGGGAGATACCCCGTATCGGTGAAGCAATAGGCAGAGGCTCGCTACCTAATTAAGGCCAATGGCCAACGCATCCCTCGACCGTCTTGGTCAAATCCAGGGCGCAGGTGACACCAGCGCTCTGTTCCTGAAGCTCGGCATGACCGAGCTGCTTGACGCCTTTGATCGCGCTTGCGTGTTCAAGGGCAAAGTCAAGGAGCGCAACATCAAAGGTGGCAAGAGCGCTGCCTTCCAGGTGAGCGGCAAAGCCGATGCGGCTTATCACGTTCCTGGCCAACCGATCCTTGGGGCCACCAACTCTCCTGGTGACCGCAACGAGCGCATCATCAACCTCGATGGTCTGCTGATCGCCGATCAGGTGATCTATGACCTCGACGAGTTGATGAACTATGTGGACGTCCGCCAGGACGTGACCCATCAGCTCGGCCAAGCCCTTGCCCGTGAGTGGGACCGGCGTGCTGCCCGTGTGCTGTATGCCGCTGCCAAGACCACCACTGAGCCCCTGGCCAAAGCCGGCAACGCCGGTCGCATTGGTCAGAGCCAGACCCTCTCGGCTGGCTATGCCGCCGCTTCTGCTAACGCCAAAGGCGATGAGCTGGTTTCCAAGATCAGCGCACTCAAAGTGGCGATGCAGAAGAAGGACGTGCCCACCGAGGATCTCCTCTGTGTGGTTGGTCCTGACGAGTACGACTACCTGCTGGATTCCACCCGCGCCATCAACGCGGACTTCAACGGTGCCAGCGGCGAGAACGGTTCCTTCGCGCAAGGCCGCGTGCTGCGCGTGAAGGGCATCCCCGTGATCATGTCGAACCACGTCACCCAGGCTGCCTACACCAACGGCACCTACGACAAGAACACCGCTTACCAGCAGGATCTGTCGAAGAACAAGGCCATCGTGTTCCACCGCGATGCCATCGGTGTGCTGACCCTGCGCAGCCCCGGACTGCAGATCACCCCTCAGGGCGGTGACTTCAACATCATGTACCAAGCCACTCTGATGGTTGCCCGCATGGCAATCGGCATGAGCGTGCTGCGTGCAGAGTGTGCCGGCGTCATCGAGCTCCCCTAGCCTTCTCCTGACGGAGTGGGTTCTTGGCCCCCTGTGGTGAGCAGGGGGCTTTTTTGTGCCCGCCGATAGCATGAGGACAACACCCCTGCAGAGTTCTGATGGGCCTTGCAAATCAGGCCTTGACCCCAGGCCGCACAACACTGCTGGAGGCGGTGAACATCTGCCTG